TGTATATTTCATACTTTCCTCCTGTATTGGTTAGTCTTTTATTTTGCCATTTAAACGTTTGGCTTCTTTGTTTACTAGAATAGTTACTACTTGAGCCCTTGAAACATCTGGATCATCAGGTACTAACACTTTTCTAATTTTGTCAATTTTTGCATACGTCTCTTTTTTAATTGAGATGTTTTTGTATTTGCTAAAATCAGTCATCTGTTATATCCTTTCATTTTTAATATAAGGATATCCTACAAAATATTCTTCTTTATGTCAAGGGCAGTATGAAATTTATTTTAACTCTATATATATGTTCTATAGTGGGCAATAATTGCATGTATGTACCCACAGAAATGCATGAATATCAGAACACTCATGATACATTCTCTGGTTGTATTAAAGATGGGTTGGGTGAGTCTTTTGAACTCTTTTTTAATGGAGACATATTAAAGTTAGATCAAATAGATAAATCTCAGTTGTATCCTAAATTTATGTGCGAGCCTTTTGCTCCTGAAGCTGCTGAAGAGACGTAGAAAATTTTTTTAATTGTTGGTACCAAAGCACCTTATATTTATTATCTTTAGTTTTCCAATACAGATTAGCGAGCTCGTCTGCCTTGGCGGTTATATTTTTTAAAGTTTCGTTTCTCATTTTTATTTAATCTTTTTTTGTGACGACCCGGACGTTTCTTAGGTTTTGGTCTAGGGACAAAGTCTTTAAATTTTTGTTTAGCCATTACTTAGAGTGTTCTTTTATCCATTGTTTATCACTTTCATTCAATCTTAAATATCTTATACTTCCATTAATGTGTTGTCTAGTATCTGCTCCACAATTAGTGCATCTATAAAACTCAGTAACAATTGCTACTAAAATAGTTTCTTCATTACATTCTTCACATATACCATGGACGGTATCTATTTTACTAAAAACTTTAAATTTATCAGACAAGATCTTTTGCCTTTGTTAGAACGGGTTTGTATTTTGTTTTACCCTCTGATTTGTAGGCCCAAAGATAAGATGCTCTTGGTTGTTCTGGTATCCAGGAGCAATGTATCCATCCCGAGTTAGGTTCACCTGGAGTGTAGAACTCGAGGATCAATTGATCATATGGAAGATTTTTATGAATCCAGTCAGCTAATTCAGCGTTGTCTACTCCAACACATTCGAAATCGGCCGCCTCGGCTTTGGCATGTTGGCTGTTGACTGAGCTGCCGATGGCTAGACACAACTCACTGCTACGGAATCCGCTAGTGATCTTGACCCTGCCAAAATGGTCACGTACCGGCTGTAAAATATTTTCACATAATGCTTTTAACTTTTCTATTTGTTCTGCATTAGGGTTATTATTGATCCCCTTCCTGATAGCTGTGTCGGATTTAATTAGCTCTGAGAGGGTGAAATTACGTGATAGGTTCATAGTATTTTATAGTTGTATGCAAATGATACTCTTGTTTTATTTGTTTTATTTTGTGTTACTCCATGCATTAAATTAGCTTTAAATATTACTAACATACCATCTTCTGGCTCAACATAAAAGGTTTTCCAAGTAAAATTATTGTTAGCATCAAAGTAATTTTTAACTCCTTTTCCTTCGTGAGTATAGAATACAATCTTACCAGTATCCTTGGGTGTTGACAAGTAGTAAACAGCAGAAATATCGTAGAACTCATGGTCATGCGCTTCTATGTATCCATTCTTACCATAGAAGTTAAACCACCCCCACTCAGGATTTACTTTCTTATTTTTAAAACCAATTTGGTCAGCATATTCTTTTATGTTTTGATACACCCAGTCATTAACACCTTTGAATTTTTTATTTTTTAGAATGTTATAATTTGCCTCTGTACTATATGCTCTAGATCCTAATTCAGTAGAGCCATTAGATATTTGTTTTTTTAATTTACCACACTCTTCAATAAGAATTTTTTTATGTTTATCATTATTTGGATTTTTAATAATTGCCAAAGGGATAGGAAATAAATTTATAATATCCATAAAATTTTACTGGGGTATGTATCCGTACCAACCTGTAACAATATACTTTGTTTCTTTAGGTGCAGCAATACCTCTATGCGTGTGAGTCCATTCTGCTGGCCAAATAATAGTTTTGCCTTGTTCTGGTTTTACTTTTAATTTTTGATAGTACCATTCTGTTTCCCCACCTTTTTTGATATCATTTAAATAAGTCATAAAGCTTAAAAATCTTAAACCATTTTTGGGTCCATTCCTTTCACAATGCCACGCAGAAAAACTTTCTTTTGGCTGATACTTTTGAATATTAAAATATTCACAGATGCTCCAGGAGTCTTGTTTCTTGTGGCAATAAATATATTTTTGTTTGTATTTATGTAAGACTTTATTTAGTTGTATTAAATAATTTACTATTTCAGGAGATTTATCAAAGACACTTACAGAAATTTCAACACACGATTTAACTTTTTTATTTACAAGTGTAACACCTTTATAATTACATACTCCATCAGTTTGTTGATCTGATTTTTCAAAATAATCTATTACAGAATTACAAACTTTTTTATTGATGTACCAACTATCTACAAAATTTTTTTCTTTCACTGCTCCAATATTAACTTCTTTATAGAAAAAGATCCATCAATATTTTGCTCTAACTCAGCCTTACTACGCAGACAACTATAAGAAATTCCTTCTTTATAGACCCTCTCCGCTTCTCTTTTCCGCTTCAAGCATTGAGCCATACCCTCCACCTGAATTCGGTGTTCCTTAATTTCATTGTTGATCATCATCAAAAGAGCTACCACAACTTCTGTCATAATACCTTACCTTTGTTTTGTCCTTCTTTAACCACGTACTTTTGTGTACCATGTTTTCCAATGTTAACTTCTTTTCTTAACATCTTAAACATGTCCATAGCTCTAGCATTTTCCCATTTTTGCTGAGTGTACTTAATTATTTTTTTAGTGACTCGTTCCATTTTTATAAATAATTTCTCTGTTTTTATCTTTTAAATTTTCTATATCTTCCAAAGCTTTATCCAATTGTTTTCGAATAAACTCAATGTTTACTTTATTATGCATTCCGTCCTCGATAGCTTTGTTAAGACGATCCACAGATTTATATAAATCTTCCACGAGCATGTAGAGCTCTGCTTCCCCGGATGATTTACCTAATTGTCCTCTTGGGTATTTAATTCTAAACTCTGTGTTCTGTTCAACATCTTGATCCATTATTTTTATTTTAGTGTCTGCAATGTTGAGACGTTCTATAATTTGAAAATAACCCATGGTGCCGAGGGCGACGATAATTATTAAGCTAGCAACCGTCTTCATTGGCATTTGCACGGCGGCCTCTTCCGAGATGTTGAGTGCTTTTTTACTCATCTAACTGGTCCTCCAAAAAATGCCAATAGACATAATAATACTATTAGGATTGCCGTAAATCTGTAATCCATCCTTTGACACTCCATAATTATCTAGTCCAAAATAATAATCTTTTAGAAAATTCTTTTATTTTTTTCCAAATTTTTTTTATCATACTATCCTCCACTAATTTTAGTGTTTCCCAAACACAATCACAAAAACTACATTGTGGTACGCCTCGGTGTCTGTGTCCGCAGTCCATGCATACTCCATTTACTACATTAATCATTTTTCTTTTCCTCCATTTCGTAAAAGAAATTATCAGTGTCTTCTGTTTTCCACTTACCTGTATCTTCTACGTTCCATTCATTCGTTTGAACCTTCCAATCAGGTACAGAATCTTTGACCGTAAAAGAGGGCAGATCCCATATACATCTGTTGTTAGGTTGAGCTGCATAATTTCCATCGTCTAATGCGATGATGTGAGCACACTTATGTTCGTGTGGTATTTCCGAATGATCGGTGTCAACTATGTTACTCTCTGGATGTGCAAAGTCAATAGTAAATAAGTATTTACCATGGTGCCATTTTTTATCTTTTCCTATGTATTTACCGGATTGTCCTTCTAGAATATCATAACTAGTAACAGCAGGGTAATAACTAAAGCTATTCCAAAGTTCCAGTTCATCAAGTCTTTTAGATGGAACACGTGTGGGTTCATAACCACGTTGAATAAAAGCCGTAATTGGGAGACGATAAAAGACTGCGCCATTTTCCATAATTGCGTGCCATAAGATAGCGCGACCTGTAAGACAGCTAATACCAAAGATAATGCAGTCTTCAACTTCTCCATGATGTTTCTTAAGATCATATAAATATTCTCTCCTTATTTGTGCATATTGGACAGGTATGTTTGCATTTAAATAAGCCATAATCAACCATTAATATCTCCCCATGTATTTGCTAATTCGCAGTCCACTTTGTTAGGGACTTCCAAAGTCACTGCATCCTGCATGATCTCAACAATTTTATTTGCTTGCTCTTGATCTTTTACAGAAATACAAAGTTCGTCATGAATTTGTACGTGTGCTACTATACCATTTTTATATAAATCTAACATAGCTTTTTTTGTCATATCTGCTGCACTACCTTGAATTAATTTGTTTAGTGATTTGTAAGTATAAGCTCTCCTAATCCCTGGTCCGTGTTCCTGTAAGGCTTCTTCATGAGGCAATGCTTTATGCATACCAAATTGATTGGGCTCCCATAAATGAAACCTACACAATCGTCCCAAGAGAGTTCGAATTTGACCACGCTCTTGGGCACGATTGGAAGCACTATTCATTAACTGCTTTACGAAGGGAACTTTAGCGTGGTATTGATCGAACAATTCTGCTGCCTTATCTTTTGATACACCTAGTTCAGCTTGAAGTTTTGCTTTACCCATACCATAAAATAATCCAAGGTTAATTACTTTAGCTTGTGATCTTGGAATCTTTGCCATGTCTGCTACGACTTGGTGAAAGTCTGTAGAGGTATCATTTTCATAATTATCTATTACTTCATTGACAGAAGGAAATTTATGTAAAGCTGCATAATGCACTACCAACCTAGGTTCTTGTTGAGAATAGTCAAAACTACCCCATCTATGGCCTTCCTCGGGTATAAAAATAGATCTAATTAGAGGTCCTAGGTCTTTATTTCTAGCTGGTATTTGTTGTAAATTTGGATTTGAATAAGAGAATCTACCAGTAACGGTGCCTCCTTGATCGGATCTAATTTGATTTATGTCAGCATGGATACGACCTTTATGTTCATGTTTAATTATGGTATCTATAAATGTAGTATGCGCTTTATTAACTTCTCTTGCTTTAGCAATCATTCTCACTACAGGATGGGCATGATTAGAAATAAAATTTTTAGTAAAGGATGGAGCCTGTGATTTCGCAGTTCGTTCGTATGGTAAACCAAGTTTATCAAAAACTTTGGCAACACTTCTTGCAGCCATTAATTGAACCTCTACTCCTGTTTCTTTTTTTATTTGGTACAGGAGTTCTTCTTCTTGCGATGTTAACTGCTGCTTCAATTTATGAGCTCGTTGAGCGTCTACTCGGACTCCAAGGAAACGCATGTCTACCAGACAAGGAAAAAGATCAGTCTCGAGTTCAAAAATAGATTCAACATCTTGTTGAATTAATTCTTTTTTAAATATTTGCCAAAGTTCTAATGTAAGCTCTGCATCTTTCTCTGCATAACTTCCAACATACATTGCTGGCAGTTGCCACATATCTGCTTTAGGATCTAGTCCTCTAGACTTTGCTTCTTCATTTAGTGCAGATTCATTTTTACCATGACCTAAATAATCCCAAGATAAACTATTTAAATCAAATCTAAATCTGTTTTCATCAATCAATGATGCTGCAATCATTGTATCAACTATTTGACCATTGATAGTAATACCCATTTGTTTAATCCAACATACATCATACATTGCATTGTGAAATATTTTTATTGCGTCTGACTCACATACATCTTTAAACCATTCCAAAGTTTTTTTACGATCCATGTTTGGCCCTGATCCGTGAGCAATTGGAAAATAAAATTTTCTACCAGGCACAGCAACAGCTATACCTACGACTTCTCCATTACCAATTATAGATCCAGATCCTTTTGATTTTAGATCAGGATCTCTAGTCTCTAAGTCAATTGCAATCTCATCATATTTTCTTAGATCAGGATATTCTTCTGGTTCATTCCATTCTGTTTGTGCTTCGAATAAAGGTACTTTCATTTTTGTGGCTCGTATAAATATTTTTGTTTTATAGTTTTATTTAATTTATCTTTGTTACTAAAAGCATACAAAGCTGCAGCATAGTTATCAGGAAAAATTTCCCAAGCAACCTCTTCTAATCCCATATATATTTCCAAATAAAATTTATTTTTAGCGATGGTAATTATTTTTCTAATAGTTGCTTTTTGTGCCATTATTTTTTCTTTTTCATGTCGTTAATTTTTAACATCTCTAATTGACAATAGTGTATTATTTTTTTAAGATCCTCAATTCCTCCCTTTCGCTGATACCTGCAAACATATTTCACAACGTTCCCCTGGAAAAAAGATAGATCGTTTTTAGAAATAAATTCGTAGGGCTGAATCGGAAACTTAGTGTAGTGATTCCCACCGACCTGAGTATACTGGGGAAATGATTCTTTAAATATATCGTCGTTTGTCATAACTGATAACCCTTCCTTTCAATTTTTGCTCTCATTAAATATAAATTTCTTTTTGCTCTCGTGCAACCTACATACCATACTCTGTGCTCTTCGTCACGCTTTATTACACTTTTTATTGTAGCTTCTCTAATTTTTTTAGCATTATCTAATACTAAAATTACGTTCTCACATTCTCCCCCTTTTGCAGCATGGATTGTAGATACTTTAATTCTTGCATCTTCACTTAATTTTTCTTTGTTTGATAGCATGAGTCTAATATAAATCTTATCTTCAGCTGGGGCGTTGTCAAAACATTCAAACCATTTTAAATCTTTTTTAAGTTCTCGATTACCCATGTATTCTTTTATATCTTCAAGAGCTGTTTCAGATACTTCTTCACCATTTAACCATTTAGTATGATTAATAATTGCTTTGTAAAGTTTTGTATTGTAACTTTTTTGATTTCTGTTTTCATAATACAAACCTTTTACTTTTAAAAGATCGCACACTTCTTTGGCTCTAGATAAAGTTCTAGTGAGGATTAGCCAGTTGTCCTGGTGAAGATCTACGTTTTCTAAGCTATTGATTTTACTACATAATCCTTCTTCATCTCTAGGTAAATAATTTTTAGTTGCTCGGAGACCTTCAATTCTTGCAGTAACAATCTCTGATATATCTTGCACTGCTTTTGGAATTCTTCTTGACCTGGATAAAACTTTTTCTTTGGCTGGTTCTTCAATAAATCTATCTACATCTGCACCTGCCCAACCATATATTGCTTGGTCATCATCTCCAGCAAGATAAACATTTTTAGATTTAGATTTTATTATATCATAAAATTTCCATTGTATGGGAGACAGATCTTGGGCTTCATCAATAAATACTACGTCAAAGTCGGGAACTTTATGTGGTTGTTGAACAATGCCATGAATCATATCAGTAAAATCTACCAAGTTATTTATGTCTGGATGTTTGTAATGATTGTAGTTTGCTTCAATGTGTTTTAATAAATCTGGTTTTACATTAGTTGAATGTTCTCCTGTGCAATACTCATCCCAAACTGAAATATCTTTTTCTTTTGCTTTTAAAATAATTTGAAAGTATTCATTATCACAAGTTAGGTAGGGTGAAGCATCCGCATCTTTTTTAGCATTGACTCTTATACTTAATTCTTTTCCAAGATCATTATAGTGATAGTCCTGCATAACATTTTCTTCTCTTAATCCTAAACTATGAAAAGCTAGAGAGTGTAATGTTTGAAAATATCTAAGTTGTTTCTTTTTGTATTGAGGATTCTTGGTAAGCATTCTGTCCCTTGCTTCATGTGCAGCTTTACGAGTAAAAGCAAAATAACCTATTCGATTCACTGGAGTGCCTACTCTAATGTAAGCCATCGCTCTTCGAATTAATTTTTCTGTCTTCCCCGTGCCAGGAGGGCCATATATTTTTGTAACTTTGGTCATTAAAGAATATCTTTTTTACTCTTCATTGGTAAAATTTCTATTTCATTTTCTTCTTTGTCAAAATATTTCATAGAAATTTTTACACATCTAACCGGATTGTTGGATTTTTTTTCTGTTGCTTTTTTAGGATATCTTTTAGCGTGTCTAAGTTCAGCTTCAAAAAAATCCATTAACATTTGTCCGGTTCTATCTATTTTAGCTTTCCATTCTTTGTTCTTTAAAAAATTATAAAATGGATCAAATACAAAATAAGCATAACCATCTGTATCAATTAATGTGCTACCACTCCTAAATGCAGCATCACTAACTGCTGGAACACCATGAATGTAATCTTCTAAATGTTTGTGTAATACTTCTTTTGGTGATGTACCTGGAGGAGCTTTTTCTGTTTTCATTCCTTGCCATAAAGTATCTAAAATAGTTTGCATATCATCACCTTTGATTCGTGGAGGTGGAATAGGTGTATGTGCTCCAATTAAACGTCTAAGTTTTTCTTGGTCCATGATGTAATTTATATCTCTCGCGATTATTTGTTGTGTAGTTTCACCTTCGACTTTGTCATTGTAATGCACCGTAAATCTAAACTCTGGGTCTGGTGAATAATCTATTTTGATTAATGCAGACAATGTAGGAAATCTTTTTACCTTATCTGAGGCTACCCCATATTTTCTTTTTAAACATTCTGATTTAACACACATACTATTGATGGGTTCCTCAGAACAAGTATGACCTGCAGTATCTTTTTTATAAGCTTTAATTTTTTGTTTTACTTTTTCATCTCCCCAAATATTATCATAAACAATATAATTTCTTGCACCTTCTAAAAGTTTTTCTTCCCAATTGTCAGGGTATTTCTTTTTAGCGAAGACCATATAATTATAAATAAATCTGTCTCTGTAATCATCTAATTTAGATTTTGATAATCTTTGAAGACACACAGGACCATCCACAAATTCATCCGCACCTCCAGTAAGTTCGAGTCTAATTAATTCATCTGCAAATTCTTCTAGTTCTTCTTTGGTTTTTGTGTTAGCCTCGACGACTTTTATAAATTGTTCAAAAGTAAACTCAGTACCATCTAAATTTACACCAACTCTTTCATTACGATTATAGTAAGGTAGATTAATAAAGTTACCATTAATTGGTTTTTGATCTGAGCCTACACCAAGTTGTGTTTGTTTTGGAAATATTTCTGTTGATGCTTTTAAATCAAATGTAAATAATAATTTATCTAAAAAGTTTCTTACAAAACTTGCTTTGACTGGTTCTTTAAAGAATACATAAATGTGTAATCCACCACTTTTAGATTTAACTGGTACTACTGGAATATTTTTTTTATCAATAATTTCTAAATACTTTCTTAAGTCAAAGTTATCATACTCGTCTGAATCTATATCAATTGCTCCAAACTTAGCGAGTCCTTCATCATTACAAGGTTGAATACCAATAGATTTTTTACCTGTGAGATGGTCTAGATAATCGGACTCTAATAATTCTTTTGCTGCCCAACCATATTTTAATTTTAATTTGCCTGTAGCAGGATCTTTGTACGCAGAGTTTACATCTGCATAACCATAGTCTCTTTTAAGACCTGTAAATATGTCTATAAATTTATGTTCCATCTTTCCTTATTAAGGGGTGACTCCACTCTCGCTTCATCACCCCAGTTGCAACAATTCCCAGAGGGAATTCTAGTAGTGAGCTGATCCGTCTGTAGCTTTTGCAGCATCATCCTCACCATGTTTTACTTGTACATCTCCTTTAGAAATGCTTTCAGCAAAACTTTTGGCTTGTTGATACAACGCAGCATCTGCGATTGGACCTATCTTGCTCACCTCCCAACCAAACCATGTGCCTTTGTCGTTAGACTGCTGCACAGTTTTTAGTTGATAAAGATGGCTAAAAGATGCTGGAGTAAACATACCATTTTTACCTTGCATCTTTATGCTTTGCATCATGCTATTCCATTTTCTACTAATTTTTAATTGAGTAGATTTCATAGCTATCAATGCAGTAGTTGGTGAATCGCTATTGACTATTACAAAATGTTGCGCAGTCTTCTCAATATAATTTCCATTTGGAAGTCTATCTTTGAAGTCACCGCCTCTAGTTGTTTTAGTCATGATGTCACTTGATGAAGGATAGATATTGACCGGAGCACCTGATCCATCTTTTCCTCTATCTTTCCACTCGACATATTCGAGTTTGTAGTAACAAGGAATCACTTGGACTCCTTTTTCACCATTGAAGAGTTCACCTGTTACTGAGTTATAAATCATTCCAGGTTCAGCACCTTCAACATACTTGCCGTCTCTCTTGTTTACTTCAGGAGATAACTGACCAAGTATTTTAAGGAATGGTAATGCAAGATCTTCTTGAGTTACCACACCAGTTTGCACACTTGAATCTGCCTCAAACAAAACGTTTGTAGACAGAGCATTGCTTTTCTTCGTCATTGGTTCTTTGCTCATTTTTCTATTTCCTCGTTATTTTGGTTCTGTTTCCTGCGAACACGTTAAATAAGTCCGTGGGCATCTCTTTCCCAGATTCAAGACGCTCACGAACTAATGCTTTAAGTGTCATAGGCTCAACCTTTAACTTCTGGGTAGGTTGATATCCTTGACCTTGTGCAAGGACAGCATACTCTGCTGCCTTGTTATCTTCGTTACGACCAAAGGAAACGGTGATCTCATTTTTGATAAGATCCCCCAAGTCATTATTACGAAGCCAGTTAAATGCTTCTTCCTGTTTTGCTTTAGGAATGGAAGCACCATAAACGGGTTTAACTTCTACAGCTGCCCCGTCTGCTAAACTAAATTTTGATATATTCATTTCTGTCATCATAGTAGGTATAACCTCACCAGATAAAACGTCCATATCATTTTTTAGTTTTTTTAATTCTTCTTCTTTTTTTGCATACGTATCTTCCAAGCTTCTTAACTTTACAACTTGAGAAGATAACTCTTTGATGTCGTTGGTATTTTTATTAGCCAACGAATCAACTTTGTCTTCTTCTAGATTTATACTCATGTCTTTTTACCTTTCGTAGTAGTTAATAATGTTGTTAGTATAATGTCATAATATCCTATGTCAAGTTTAATCTTCAATCTTTCCTTGTTCATATAAATTTATTTCTATGGGATAGTATGTTTTTTCTTGTCTGTCCCATTTTAACAAATTAAATTTACCACCTGTTTTATCTGCCACAATTGAACATGCAACCCCAATGATAGCTGGATCGCCTGTAAGTAGTAAATAATCATTCTCTGTATATTTATCTAATAATTTTCTTAATTTAAAAATTAAAGGACCTGGGGATAAAATAATTTGTGAATGTTCTGGTAACAAAGTTTTTAATGTGCCAAACTTTTGTGCCCCCATTATATTAAATTTAGGAGCTCCTATCTTAGTGCCGGGTAGTTCTTGTATTATATAAACTTTGTTCATAACTTTCCTATTGACATTTGATATAGATCAATGATAGGTTTGTCAACAGAAAGAAGAAATATTATGAACTATAAATTTAAAACAAAGCCTTATGGGCATCAATTATCTGCGTTAAAAAAATCGTGGACTAAAGAAAACTTTGCGTACTTTATGGAAATGGGTACAGGTAAATCAAAAGTATTAATAGATAATGTATCTATGCTTTATGATAAAGGTAAAATAAATGGCCTACTTTTAGTAGCACCTAAAGGTGTATACAAAAACTGGTTTGATTCGGAAATTCCTACTCACATGGTTGATCACATAGATTATAAAATGGTTTTGTGGCAAGCTAATATTAATAAAGGTCAACAATTAAAACTAGATACTTTATTTGAACCTGGTGAAGATCTTCACATATTAATTATGAATGTTGATGCTTTTAGCACAGAAAAAGGTGTAGAGTTTGCAGCTAAATTTTTAAGATGTCATAGAACAATGATGGCCATTGATGAGTCTACAACTATTAAAAATCCTGACGCCAAAAGATCTAAAAGTATTTGCTCGTTAGGTAGGTATGCAAAGTATAGAAGAATTTTAACTGGATCTCCTATTACTAAATCCCCACTTGATTTGTATAAACAATGTGAATTTTTAGATGAAGGCTTATTAGATTTTACTTCTTACCTAGCGTTTAGATCTAGATATGCTATTTTAAAAACTATGAACTTTGGTTCCCATAGTGCTAAAGTTCCTGTGGGCTATAAAAATTTACAAGAACTATCCGACAAAATTGCTTTATTTTCTGATCGAGTTTTAAAAGAAGATTGTTTAGATTTACCAGATTACACTTATCAAAAAAGAATTATTCAATTAAGTAAAGAACAACAAAAGATTTATGATCAAATGAAACAAGTAGCTCTTGCTCAAATGGATGGTAAAATAATGACTACATCTACAGCGTTAGTTCAACTAATGAGACTCCAACAAATTACTTGCGGTCATTTTAAAGCAGACGATGGTACATTAAAAATTATTAAAAACGAAAGGATTCCTGCTTTAATGAATATCCTGGAAGAGGTAGAAGGTAAAGCAATTATTTGGGCCCATTGGAGACACGACATAGACTCCATTGTTAAAGCTGTTGAAAAAGTATATCCGGGTTCCGTGATGACTTATTATGGGTCTACCTCTACTGCAGACAGAGCCAAAGCTATTAAAGAAATACAAGATCCTGATTCTAAAATTAGATTTTTAGTAGGTACACCTCAAACTGGTGGATATGGTATTACACTTACTGAGGCTAATGTTATGATTTATTATTCTAACGGATATGATTTAGAAAAAAGAACTCAATCGGAAGCTAGAATAAATCGTATCGGTCAAAAAAGAAAAATGACTTATATTGATATTATAGCTGAAAAAACTGTTGATGAACGTATTGTTAAAGCTTTACGTAAAAAAATAAATATAGCTTCTGAAGTCATGGGAGAAGAGTTAAAACAATGGATTTAATTATTCTTCACGATGGTATGTATAGTTTAGTTTCAGTAACTAAAGAAATGTTAGAACACATTAAGATATATTCAGAAGTAAATTGTTTTAATTTATGTGATATTGTTCGTTTAGAATTTGCTACTTATCATGACTATCCAATTAACAAACACGTAATGAACGATGGCAGTGGAGATTTTATTGGATGTATTTGTCGTTAATATTATATATGATTTGAAAGTACAGCTAAAAGAATCGCACCTAATCCACCTACTATAAACTTTTCCATTCTAGCAATTCGTGCTTCCATTCTATCTATTCTATCGAATGTTTGTTTTTGCATGTATCTGCAAATTCTTTCATGATGTTCTATTTTTTGTAACGCTGATTTTTTTGGCATTAAAAACTCCCTGCTTCTGATATGTCATCATATCCTGGTCCAGCTGTTTCTTGAGTCGAAGGTCCTCCGTAATAGTCAGCGCCTGAACCCACATCTACATCTTGACTAAAAGGATCTGTTTTTTGTTGAGCATCTGAATAAACCTGATCGTAAGTTTTACCATAATTATCTAAGTAAAATTGATTAGCTACATTTTGATCCAATCCTCTTAACGCTTCTAATTGATGAGATCTATAAGAGCTACTTCCTGGAACCATATAATTATTAGCAGCGTTAATAATGTTGTAACCAAATTTATCTTTTAATCCCATGTCTCCATATCCGCCATAACTATCTAACATGTATTGATCTAATGCAGAACGTGGTTTAAACATGCCTCCTAAACCTTGCAAAGCACTTCCAAGAAAAGGTATACCTGTAACTGCTCCAATTCCTATGTTTAATGCAGCCGAAGCTGGATTTATTCCATAGTCCTGAATAAATTGCATAATGCCTGTGGAGTCTTGAGTCTGACTAGGTTTTACAGCATAAGACATCTCTTTAATGTCTTCATCTCCAAGTCCTTGTACGTTTTGTGCTTCTATTAATTGTTTTAAAGTTATCATAGTTTATCCAAAGGGAAATAGTTTATCAAATTTTTGATCGGTTGGTAGTAAATTATACTTAGTTCCTAAGTTAGTTGTATTAACAGAAGCCATGTTTACCTGTGCATTTTTGTTTTGATCAACTGGTAATACTGCAGGTACATCATTGACAGGTGTTAAGTTTGCGCTTCGAGGAGGTAAGGTTCTTGCTTCTTTAACACCAAAGGTTAGAGCTGCATCGATAAATGTTTCTAAACTTTCTAAGCTATCATTAAGATCAAAGTTTCTTACATCTTTTCTTAAATCATCCCAGGCATCTTCTGCTACATCTAAACCTAGTTCAAATTTTAATGCTGCATCTAGGTTTTGATCTTCTAATCTTTCAAGCAAAGATTTAACTCTAGCTTCACTTGGAGTAGGTACTTTAAATCTACCAGCAAATAAATTTTGTACTTCTGTTTTATTTTTTAAACGATCATTTAAAACTTTTCTTAAGTCACTTCTACTTACACCTAAATCTTCTGCAGCTTGAATAACATTCATTAAATTTTTTTGAGATTTAAACGAATCCATCACCCAAACTTTGTAAGCATTAATTTTTTGTTCTGGTGTAGATCTTGCACTATAAGCAATGCTTGCAAACTTAGCACCAATGTTTCTTTTATCTCTACCAAATGATGTAATAATAAATGGCATACTTTGCATAGGTTTAATTTCCTGGACCCTTACACCAGCCATCAGTGCTACTAATTCGTCTCTTAAATTTCTTTCACTACCATAGTCGGTAAATCTACCACTAGCACCATCCCATATTTTAACTGCAGAAGTAAATGCTCCAGGGTTAAGGCCACCTATGATATGTTCTAAACTTCTAGATATTTTTACACCTAATGGATCTGTTTCTCTATAAATAACTTTACCTGTTCCTGTTTTTCCACCTCTTAAACTAACATCCGTGATTCTTTCAACACCAATAGACTCGGATATAAATGGTGAAAAGAATTCTACTAAAGCTCCAGGATTATCGGGAGTACCAATTAAAGAATTAAATACAATTGTACTTGCGTTGTCTTGATTTAGTTCTCCTCTACCAAAAGCATTTACAACCGCATTGATTGGTCTGACTAATGAATCGTATGGATTAGAATATGAAAAATTAAAATACTTAAAGTTACCATCGGCATCAGGCGATGACACTGGTATTAATGTTGCGTTTTTTTCATACACAGGAACAAACGCTCTAGCCTTTTGCATCATCTCATCAGTTACACCAGTGATGGCTTGAGCTGTGCCACCAATAACTGTACCTATACCACCAAACGTTGCTGAAGCTCCGATTAATCTACGAGCTCCCATTTGTCTAATGTATGGGTTGGTGCTAGTTAATTCTCTTGCACCAATTGTAATTAGATTAGATCCTGTTCTTAATATCTCTGCAGGAAACGCTATGAAATTTCCTAAAGGTAAGTCTCTAATACTTTGAATTATTTTAGGGACCTTACTGTAAGTCGGAATAGTATTAGTTACAAGATACGCAGACACTTCTTTTAAA